CCTCAAGGCGACGGTTCCATCCGGGCTTGTCGGCCTCGACCAGGCGCAGGGCTTCCTGGGACAAGCGGACGGTCACCTGTCGCTTCGGTTCGGCCGACTTTGGCCGCCCTCGGCGGGTCTTCGGGAAGGCCGCCAACTCAGCCTCGGAGAGGCCCTCCGGCCCGATTGCGCGGGCGAAATCGGCGGGCGTCCACTCCGGGTTGTCGGGGTCGGTGAGGTCGGGGGAGGGAATCTTCAGGTCAACGGACATAGCGGAGATATTCCTTTTGGTGAGCGCGCCGGAGGCTGATGGCCCGAACCCGACCGGCGCGAACGGTGTAGGCGAGGCAGTAGGGTTGGCCGTCAATGCGACCGAAGGCCAGGAAGCGGGGCTCGCCATAGTCGCGGCGGGTGTCCCGGATGCGGGCCTCAATTTCCAATTCCGACGCCCTGGCCAGCGACACGCCGTGCTTGGCGAGGTTCGCGAGGTCCTTGGCTTCGTCAAAATCGATCATGCATTTTCAATAACGACAATTATTCGCCAAGTCAATTGTTGTCGTTATGAAAAATGGCGGTTCATATCTGCGGAGTCACTCGCACCAACAGGTCCCGGCGTTTTCCAATGCCCGAAAAACTGCAATCTTTTCAACGACCCGTTTTCTAATCGAAAATCAGCTAAGCTCCTGTATTCGCAGGCCGCACCAGCCGATTGAAAATCCGCGTGTCGCTGGTTCGATTCCGGCCCCAGGCACCATTATTTTTCAATGACTTGCGCGACTTTCCGCCCTCGGCGGGGTGACGCGTTTTCCACTTTTCCGGGCGCCGTTTTCCACTCGGTGTTCCCGAAACGGTCCTGAAGGGCCGCCAGAACGTCGGTCTGCGCGGCCTTGCGGTCGGCGTCCCGGCCATAGACCTCGGCCATTTTCGTGGACCTGTCGCCGATGGCGGCGGCCACGCGCCAGTCGGACTCCTGAGCCTGACGGGCCATGGCGCCGATCGTGTGCCGCGCACCATGGAAGGTGCATCCCTCCCCGATCTGCCCGGCCTTTGCGAGGGCGCTGACCACGCGGCGGAAGCTGGCGCGGTAGCCCGAGGCCGTCCAGGGCGTTCCCTCGCCCGTCACGGCGATCTGGACCGCCCGGCCCCTGCGGGCCTTGGCCGCCTCCAGCATCTGCCGGAAGGCCCCGGTGACGGGGGCCTCGCAAAGCTCCCCGTTCTTGCTGGCCTTCCAGCGCAGGGTCTGGCCGCTGTAGGCCGACCAGGTCACGTTGAGGGCATCCCCCTGCCGCATCCCGGCAAAGACAGCGAGGGCGAAGGGCAGGGCCACCTGCGGGCTTGCGGCGGCGAGGAAGGCGCGGACCTCGGGCTCGGTCCATGCGCGGTTCAGGATGCGGGCGTCGGACGGCCGGCGGATCAGCTTCATCCCCATGGCGGGGTTGACCTCGATCCAGCCCCGGTCGCGGCCCCATTCAAGGACGAGGCGCAGGACCTGCACCACATAGTTGGCGAAGCGCCGGCCACGGGCGGCGGCGGCCTTGTCCTGCAGCTTTTGGATCTGCGCCCGGGTGACACCCCGGACGCGGGCGGCGGATGACGCCTCGCCCAGCCATTCCCACACGGCCTGATAGTCGGAGCGGGTGCGGGGCCGCAGAGCGCGCCACTGGGGGCTTTCGGTGTAGGCCCGCCACAGACCCGCCAGCGTGGCCGTCGAGGCCTCCTGCGCGGCCTTCAGGGCCTTGGCGCGGCCATCCAGCGCGGCGATCTCCAGCAGGCCCTCGGCGGACGCCGGATCGTGGTTCAGCCGCTTCCCGGTGGGCCGGTGGTAGTGATAGGCGACGACCTCGCCCGACGCGAGGCGGCGACGGACGGCCTTAATCCCTCGCGGCAATTTTCCCGTCCTGCCCGGCAAGGCTCACCCAATCGTCGTCGTCGTTCACAGCAACGTCGCCGGCAGGCCTGCGTGTCAAGACCCGGATGGCGCCGTCCCGGCCGATCTCCACGGCGCGGACATCGAGGCCCACGGCCTGGGCGCCCCGGATGGCCCTTTCGAGGTCGGCCTGGCGGAACAGGGTCACTGGATCACAGCCGCGATGAACGCCAGCACGGTGAAGGCCAGTCCCGCAGCGCCGAGGAAGGCCGCCAGCCAGTCGGGGCAGTAGCCGTCACGCGCCTGCCTCGCGCTCGCCTTGACCTGCTTGATCACGTCAAGGACGGTGAACCAGCCCATCATCGTGCAGTCTCCTTCCCCATCCGCTTCATCTCAATCCGCAGCGCCGCCAACTGCCCGCGCAGGCGCTCGGCGGCGTGTTCGGCCCGCGCAAGGGCCTCCGGTGTCGTCCAGTCGCTTCCAAGGGCTCGACGGACGGTGGACATCTCCGCCGCGACCGTGTCGGCCAGGGCTCGGGTGGGGGTGGGAATGGTGAGGTAGGTCATGCGGCTTCCTTCAAGCTGATGATGCTGTTGACCTCGGCGATCCGCCGGCCGATCCAGGCCATCACCGGCACGGCCATCGAGTTTCCGATGGCCTTGTATCGGGGGCCGTCCGACGCGGGCTTGTTGCGGTAGGGCACCTGGGTGTAGCCGTCCGGGAACCCTTGCAGGCGCTCGCACTCGGTCGGGGTCAGGCGGCGGACGCGCATGGCTGTGGCGGCTACGTGTGGTGAACTGTCGCCCGTACCCGCCCGCGCAGACAGGGTGTGAACCACGTCCGAAGGTTCGCCGCCCATGCGCGGGCGGTCAGAATAGTGCCGAGGTTGGAACGCCACCGCCCCCACGCCGATCCCCGCCCGTCCCCCGCTTGGCGTCAGGATCGCGTTGGATGTCCCGTCCTGCCGATGCTCCAGGTCCGCACCTCCCTCCCGGCCACGGATGGCGAGAGTGTAGGGCTCGTAGGCCGTGCCCGAGTTCATCGGCATGATGCTGTATGCGGTGGGCACCAGATGCCCCGCCTGTGCCTGGTTGTCGTCCGCGCCACAGGTTCCGACGCCGGTGGCGGTGAGGGCGTTGACGACAACAGGCGTCTGGCCTTCATCCACCGTCGTGTTGATGCCCTTGTGCATCCGCGCTGTCAGGCAGTTGGCGACCTCGAAGGGCTGGATATCCCCGCCGCCGTCTCCAACGCCTCCTTCAGCAGCGGCGGCAGTTCTCTTCCCCTGGCCTCGGCTCGGCGCAGGATGCCCTGACAGGCTTGCGCGCTCAAAAAGAACCGCTGCGGCAGGTCGCCAGTCTCCAGCATATCCGACAACGAACACACGGCGGCGTCGCTGGGCCACTCCGAAGAACTGAGCGTCAAGAACTCGGTAGGCGAACCCATACCCGAGTTCGACCAGCCCTCCGAGGAAGGCGCCAAAGTCCCGTCCTCCGTTTGACGACAGGACGCCGGGGACGTTCTCCCAAACCAGCCACTGGGGCCGCAGTCGGTCAGCCAGCCTAAGATACTCAAGGGCCAAATTACCGCGGTCGTCGTCCAGTCCCTTTCGGAGTCCTGCGATGCTGAACGACTGGCAGGGGGTTCCTCCGACCAGAAGGTCAATTGGCCGGTAGTCTCCGGCCTGGATCGTCGTGAAGTCGCCATGCAGCGGAACCTCCGGGAAGTGGTGGGAGAGGACCGCGCGCGGGAAGGCGTCGATCTCGGAGAAGAAGGCGGGCTTCCACCCGAGCGGATGCCAAGCGACCGAAGCGGCCTCAATGCCGCTGCACACCGAGCCGTAGATCACGCGGCCCTCCTGAAACGCTCGGCTTCCAGTTCGCTGCGGATCTCGGCTTCGGTGAGCCCGTCGCCCACCCATGCCAGCGGCTGGGCGGCCTTCATGCCCTCAACGCGCCCGACGATCTGGACGCAGCCTCCGACGACCTCGACGGCGAGGGCGGTCGGCGGGCGCTCCAGTCGGTCCACAAGGGCGCGGACGGCCTGTCCCGGCTCGACGGCGAACAAGTGGAGGTTGCGGGTCTGCGACCGGATCGCCAGATGACCGCAGCCGGGGGCGTAGGGGGTCAGGGTGATGTGGACGTCGCGCCTCACAGCAGCACCGCCTGCGCCAGCATGACGAGGGCAAAGGCTACGCCGACCAGGACCCACTCGCGCAGGGTGGTGCGGCGCTCGGGCCGGGCCTCGGGGATGGGCCGCACGGGGCGGCGGGGGAACTCGATGACGCTCATGGGGTGAGCCTCCGGATCGTGCCGTCGAAGCGGCGGGAAAACGTGAAGCCGCGAGAGCGCAGGCGGCTGGGCTTCGGCCCCTCCGTCTCCCGGCGGATGATGCGTTCGGCCTTGGCGATGGCCTTCACGTCGCCCCGCGTCTTCGCCTTGTGGCAGTCGACGCAAACCGGGACCCAGTTGCCCGGATCGTGGCGTCCGCCGAGGGCAAGCGGGATGACGTGGTCGATGTGCCAGGCGCCCGACAGAGCCGTTTCGCAGGCGCTGCAGGCCCCGTCGAAGGCCTCGGCCACCTGCCGGCGCTGGGCGGGCGTAAAGCCCTTCCGTGGCGTCTTGGCGGGCCGTATCTGGCCGATGGCCTCGCGCAGCTTGGCGAGGGTCTGGCGCTTGTCCTCGGGGCTCATCCGGCAACCGGGGAGGGGTTCTTAGCCGCCTCCCCGACCCTGCCTGTGAACTGAACCCGAGGCGTTCCAACCGCGCCGACGCTGAACCCGGCGTCAAGATCGGCAAGGGCGTCCCGGCCCGCCTCGGTGATGACGTTGAAGGCCCCCCGGTTGCGGACCAAACCGGCGTCGATCAAGGCGAGGATCAGGAAGTGAGCCGCGCGGTGATGCGACCAGTTCGGACCTCGCACGATCAGCCGGATCAGGTCGTCGTGGGACCAGCCGTCATGACGGAGGGCCTGCAAGACCTGGTGGCCGCAACCTTGGGGGGAGAAGCTCATGCCGCCTCCCCGACCCGCTCGGGCTCGGCGAAGGTCACGCCCTCCCGCGCACCGAAGGCGGCGATCAGGTCGATGAGGTCGGCCATTTCGGAAACGGACAGGTCGGAGGACGACCGCCCGAGTTGGACGAAGCCGGTGCCGTCGAGGTTCGGCACGATGCGCAGTTCGGCCTTGAGGGCGGCAAGAAAGACCAGTTTCCAGTCGTCTGGAGAAAGTTTCTGGCCGTGCCATTTCACCTGACGGGCCACCTCGGTGAGCATGGCCCACATCTTGGCGTTCTGGTCGTTTGACCGCTTGGCCTCCTGAAAGGTGATGCGCGTGCCCCAGGGCGCCGACCGGACCCACGCGGAGGCGCGGTCACGGTCGGACTGGCGGTGGAGGATGAGGACGGCGCGGCTCATCCCAGCACCTTGTCGACAACGCGGGCGATGGCGTCCAAGCGCCGGTCGATGCTGTCCGGGCTCGGCGGATACCAGAGGTCGTTCCGATACTGGAGGACGAGGTCCAGCAGTTCGGGCGCGGCGTCCCTCATGCGCTCGATGGCGTCTTGGTCCATCACGCGGCCCTCCCCACGGCCCCGGCGAAGGCCGCGGTCATTTCGTCCTCGGGCTGGGGCTTGCCGAACAGCTCGTCGCGGCGCAGGTGCAGCCGGTCGCGGATCGGGTCGAGCCACGACAGCGGAAGGTCGCTTGTGTAGCGGTCGAAGTTGGCCAGCCAGTCGGCCAGGCCGTCCTTGGTCAGCCGGTCGATCTCGGCCATGACGCGCTCGTGGTCGCCGTCGCGCTTGGCCTGCGCCGGGGTCTTGCGACCGCCCATCGGGGCCGGGGCCTCGCGCCGGGGCGCAGCCGCCGCAGCGGCGTTGCCGTCGTCATCCTCGGGGGCGACCCCGACGAAGGCGGCGAGGGCGTAGCGGCGGGCGTAGGTGGTCGCGGATCCGTAGGCCTGGGCGTCCACCTTCGCCAGCGGGATGGTGAGCGTCCCGCGCATCCACTCGCCAGACGAATGGGCCAGCAGGGTGGTCATTTCCATCCGCCCGTCCGCGCAGGGGCCGGGGCTCTGGACGATGGCGAGGCCGTGCTTGGTCAGGGCCTCGCGGCAGGCGTCCCACACGGCGGCGAGGTCGGCATACTTCGAGCGAAAGGCGGGGTTGGCCTTGCCCTTCACGGCGCCCTCAACCTCGCCCTGGGCGGCGGAAAGGGCCTTGGCGAGGGCGGCGATGGTGGGGGAGGTCTCAAACATGGTGCAGCAGCTCCTTCAGCTTGAACGCGGCGCGGCGGGCGGCTTTGAGGGCCAGCCACGCCTCGTCGATGGTGGGGAACACGGCCACGACCTCCTCGGCCTCGGGGGACCAGAAGCGGAGGGCGTAGGGGGCGGCGGTGATGATGAGGCGGAGGTCCATCACGCGGCCTCCGCAGTGCGCTTGGCCTTGGCGGCCTTGGCGGCCTTGGCCTCGGCCTCGGCGCGGATGGCGGCGTTCATGTAGCGGAACAGCAGGCCAGCCGGGCCGTCGAGGTTCTCGCCGATCTGGTCGGTGGCGTATTCAATGGCGTCGGCAATCTCGGCCTGGCCGAAGCAGTCGCCCTCGGCGCGCTCCATGAACCGGCCGAGGTTGTCGGCGATGCAGGCGCGAATGGCGGTCAGGGCCTCGTGGGCGTAGCCGGCGTCATACTCGGCGGCGAGGCGGGTGAACTCGTGGGCCTCGCTGGCGGCGGCGTAGTAGTCGGCAACCGCTTCGTCGTAGGTGATGGTCATCTGTGTTCTCCGTCGCGCTGTGGCGATGGAGAGGACGCTACAGACTGTAGCATCACCGGGCAAGCGAAAAATTGCTACAGCCGGTAGTTTTTTAGGTTCCGGTTTTTGCTGGAGAGTCGGAGAAGGCGTCCAGAATGCCGTTGATGGCGCGCAGGGCGTCTTGTCGTTTGGCTACATCAACCCGCGACAGGCGCGCGGTGATGTCGTCTGCGACCAAGACAATCTCGGTGTCGCGGGCGGTGTCGGGCGAGCCCTCGCCGGTCAGCAGCCATTGCCAGGACACGCCAAACTTGCGCGCCAGCCCTTGCAGCTCGGAAAGCATCGGAGCGCGGCCGCCGTCCGCCTTGCTGAACTCCCACGTTCGATAGGTGCCGGGCTTTATCCCCAGCGATCTGGCCGCATCACTCATGCGGACAAACTGCGTCCGATTCAGACGTGCCCACCGGATACGCTCGGGCGTGTCGCGTAGCGTTCGCCAGTCCTGCATGTTCCGCATGGTAAGGGGGTGGGCGCTACTTTGTGTGAGAAACGGCTTGCCGGAAGTCGCTACAGACTGTAGTGACAAGGCATGTTCACTCATCGCGACATCATCAAGGAAGCGGGCGGCCCCCGCGCGATTGCCGAAAAGCTCAACATGCGCCGCGAGACCGTCCAGATGTGGCGGCACAGGCGCCGCATCCCGCGCACGGCCTGGCCTGAGCTGATTGAGCAGTTTCCGCAGATCACGCTGGAGGCCCTAAAGGCCGCCGAGGCGAAAGCCGCCTGATGAATTACAGGACCACATCCCTGGTCCTCGACTTCCGCGCAGGGGAAAACTCCTGCGTTGGACAGGCGGGCGCCGCCGAAATGGCGGGGCTGCCTCATGGGTTAAGCCGGTCCCCTGCGCGGGGTTCATTTGCCGGTAAGCCCCGCAAGCCCGCTGGGGGAGGGGGGATCATCTGGTCCTCCCTCCATCCCGCAGGCCCGCCAGAAGAAGCGGGTGGCAGCCCGCTCCAGGGCCTTTCGGGTCTCGGTGTCCGTCTCCACCCGGCTTTGCGTCCAACAGCGCCGGGCGGCTTCGTAAGCGTCCTGTTTCCACACCGTCACTCGCCACCTCCTGAGGTCGGACAATGACGGTAAGCACCATGGAAATCCTCGGTCGCGATGGGGCGAATTTCCCCATCCTCCCCCTTCTGCGCCAGACGCGGGATGCGCTGGCCCGATACTGCGAGGCCCGCTGGCCCATTGGCCGTCGCAAGGTGGTCGAGCGCGAGTGGAACCTTTCCCCCGACGAAGCGCGCGGCGTCATCGAGGCCACGGCCTCGGCGGCGACCATCGACAAGGTCTGGAAGGCCGGAGGCTGGGCGGTGGCCCTGCCGGTCCTGTCCTCCGTGATCGGCGAGAGCGTCGAGGACTTCCTTCTCAGAGAACGGAGAAAGCAGCTTGAGGTTGCTCATCGAACCGGCGCGCTGGTGCGCCATCTTCGCGCTGTGTCTGGCCCTGTTCCCGACGCTGGCCCTGCTGGCGGGAGTGAACCTGCTGGCGAAGGGGCTGCTCGTCCTCGCAGACGTGCTGGCTGATACGCTGGAGGGCCTGCGGTGATCCGTTCCCTCCTGTCCCGCCTCCGGCGCCAGCCCTCGGCCTTCGACGCCCGGCTGGCCGACTTCGACCGCCGCATTGCCGAGGCCCGCGCCAAGCATAGGGCCGTCCGGCACATCGAGGCCGAGCGCCGGGCCTTCGTCCACGACTGCCTGCGGGGCGCCCGGTGATCGAATTGACCCTGCCCTATCCCCCCTCTGTGAACCGAACCCTTCGCACGGTGGCCGGTCGCCCGATCCTGTCGGCGCCCTATCGCGCCTGGCGCACGGAAGCCGCTGAGGCCATCGCCCGGCAGGCCGTGCAGCCCGTCGATGGCCGTTACAGCCTGTCCATCTGGGCCACCGCGCCCGACAAGCGGCGGCGCGACCTCGACAACCTCATCAAGCCTGTTTCGGACGCTTTGGTTCGCGCGGGCGTCGTCCAGGACGACAGCCTGATGCGGGACCTCAAGATCCGATGGACCGACCACACCCAGCCCGGTGGCCGGGTGGTCTTGCAAGTGGAGAGAGCATGAGAACCCGAACGATCTGGACGGACGAACTCGACGCCAGGGTTCTGGCCCTGCGCGGGAAGGGCATGAGCAACGCCGAGATCGGCGATCGGCTGGGCACATCGGCTGGAGCCGTGGCGAACCGGTTTCAGCGCCTTGGCTATCGCCGTTCCGCCGACACCTTTGACCGCCGCAAGGCGGCCACGATCAAGCCCTCGACGGTGGAGACGGAGGCCGAGATCCGCACGGCCCGCGAAACCCAGATCGAGGCCTGCGAGCGCCATGCGGCCGCCGTGATGGCCGAGGGCGGTTTCTGCGCGTTCAGTGACAGTGGGGACAAGCGGAGCCCCTTTGGCATCGCCCGCCCGCTCGTGTGGCCGGACCTGCGGAGGGCGGCGTGACAGCGACACACGACCAGATCGTATTCGAGGCCAACCGCCGCGCGCTTGAACGTGGGCCGGGTGCGCCGCCCGTCGAGCACTTCATCATCGAGGTGGTCCGCGAAGGCTGGACGCCGCCGGAACCTGTCGATCCCGACCTGCCGGAGGTGCGGGAGATTGTGGCGCAGGTCTGGGACGACGCGGGCGCGCCGCACGTTGCCCGAGGGTTCCGAAGCGGCAGGTTTGATAAAGACAAGGCCCTCCGCGCCGCCCTTGCCGCCTACAAGGCCGGGAAGGAGGCCGCTCAATGAGCGCCCCCTGGACCCCCGAACAAGACGCCGAGCTGATCCGCCTTCGCCATGAAGGCGTCCCGTATTCCGAGATCGGGCGGACCCTCGGCGTCGGGCGCAACGCCGCCATTGGCCGTGCGTTTCGCCTGCAGCGGGCCGGGGTGGAGTTTCCCGTCGCGCCCGCCAAGCCCCGCGCGCTCGCCCAGCCCAAGCCGAAGGCGCCCCGCGTCTCGCGTGTGCCCCGCGCCCCCCGGCCTGTCGCCACGCCGAAGGAGAACATCGGGCCGGGCCGGTGGGATCGGTCCCCCGATGCCGAGCGCAAGGCGTGGCGCGTGGTCGAGGGCGAGGTGTGGAAGCCCCTGGACGGTTCCGAGCCCGTCGCGCTGGTTGGCCGTGCGGCCTGTCGGTGCGCCTGGCCGGTGGACGGACAGGGCGACGAGGTCATGGCCTGCGGAGAGCCTGTGCAGACCGGCTCCAGCTACTGCCCGACCCATCACCGGCTGGCGTGGATACCGCTCAAGACGCCGCATCGGCGCTTTGCGCGCAACGTCGAAAGGCTGGCCGCGCGATGCTGACCTATCAGGTGGGTTGCATTCCCGGTTACGGGCCGCCGATCCGCACCACCCCAATCGGCCCGACCGGCAAGGACTACTTCCGCCAGACGCTGGCCGCCGTCGCCGCCGCGCACGGCGTGAGCCCGGCGGACATTCTCGGGACCCGGAGGTTTCGGCATCTGGTCTACGCCCGTCAGGAACTGGCCTGGAGGATGCGTAACGCCAGGGACAGCCTCGGGGATCCGCGGTTCTCCCTTCCGCAGATCGCGGCATGGATGAACCGCGACCACAGCACACTCCTCCACGCCATCCGCGCCCATGAAGTCCGGACGGGGAGGGTGAGCGCGTGAGCGTCCAGGCGATGGCATGGGCTCTGGACGTGCGCGACCTGTCGCCGTCCGAGAAGCTGGTTCTGATCGTCCTCGGCAACTTCGCGGACGCCGCCGGCAGCGCCTGGCCGTCGCAGAAGACGCTGGCCGACATGACCTGCCTGACTGATCGCACCATCCGTTCAGCCCTCGCCAGCCTTGAGGAAAAGGGCCTCATCGTTCGCACCCAGCGGGTCCGCGAGGATGGCTCCCGCCGGTCGGACATGATCGCCCTGGTGATGACCGAACGCCCCTCCGTCCAGCCGGAAACCCCTTCCGAGGACCCGGAAATCCTTTCCGGGGGTGCGGAAATCATTTCCGGGGGGGTGCGGAAATCATTTCCGGGGGGGGCGGAAACAGTTTCCGGGCATGATCCATCACTAGATCCATCAGTTAGAACCATAACCCCCCCTACCCCCCCTGAACCGGGGGGGAGGCGCGGGCAGCGATTGCCAGACGACTGGCAGCCATCCCCCACAGATCGAGACAAGGCGAGGGCCGAGGGCCTGACCGAACCGGAGATCGACCGTGCAGCGACTGAGTTTTGCAACTACTGGCATTCCCGCCCCGGTGCGGGCGGCTGTAAGCTCGACTGGAGCAAGACCTGGCACAACTGGGTCATCCGTGACGGTCGCCGGGGACGAGGAGGCGGCGCGGGCATGGCTTCTCGCCCAGCCCAGCCCGGAGCAGGCCGACAAGGCCCTGTTGACTTCGCTGCAATCGTCGCTCGGCGTCGAGGTTACGGTTGAGACCGAACTCCGCTTCCCGGTCAGCGGGGGCTTCCGGGTGCAGGCCGTGGGCGCCCGCGTCCTGCCCGGCAGCGTGGAGGAGAACATCCCCGTCGCCGCCGCCCGCATGAAGGCCGCCTTGACCGGGCCGACGAAGGACCAGGCCGAGGACTGGCTGGTGATGCTCCAGTCCGCGACGGCCGGGGGCCGGAAGTCTGAAGCCGGAACGGCGGTCGCCCTGGAGCTGTACGCTGGATGCCTGATGCGCTTTCCGGCGGACGTGGCGAAGGCGGCCTGCTTCCAACTGGCGATGAACTCGACCTGGTTCCCGACGCTGGCCGAGATCAACGCGACCTGCGAGGCCATGTCGTCCAACCGGCGACTGCTGGCCCGCGCTCTGGAGATGGCCGCATGAGCCGACGCCGCAAGCCCCACGACCCCGCCGCCGCCGAGCGGGAACGCGCCGCCACCAAGGCCGAGGTCCAGCGCCTTGAGGCCATGGGCGCCGAAGTGAACATCGGCCCGGACGGCAAGATCCGCAGCGCTTGGCGGTCCAACGTCTTCACCGTTCTCCTGCGCTCGGGCTCCATCACGCCCAACCACCACGCCGCGGCGATGCGCCTTGCCGAGACCTGGGCCATCTGGCGCGGTCTGGCCGGAACTGCTGGCCGGACGGAGGCCGTGGACGGCGGGACCGGATCGGCCGAGCTGGTCACGGATCGCATGATCGTCGCCGGCCGACAGGTGGAGCGGGTGCTGGCCGGGGTCGGCCCGATGGATGAGGCCCTGCTGGTGGCCTTCATGGTCGCAACGGTCGAGGAAGACCGGCCCATGGCGTGGCGCGGCATCGTGGAGCGGGTGTCCGGCGTAACGGGCAGGGATGCCCAGCCGGCGATTGTGAGGGCCGCGCTGGAGAACCTGCGGCGGGTTTATGAGGCCCCGAAGGTGAGGGAGGTGGCGTGATGGCTGACCGCAAGGACCCGCAATACGCCATTGGCTTCGGTGACGGACTGGCCGTCGCTATGGCGATTTTCTCGGCGGTCATGGGCATTGGGCTGTTGGTGAGGGCTTTCTATGGCTGACTGGATCGAACACAACGGCGGACCCCAGCCGGTCGCAGATGATGTGTGGGTGCAGGTCAATGACGAGGTAGAAGGGGTTTATGTAGACCTTGCTTCGGGTGTCGATTGGCCTGCGGTGAAAGAGCGCCGCATCCTCAACCAGCACCTGATCGACGCCGCCCTGAAACGAGGCATTGAACTAGGGCTGGATGCTGCGGCGGACAAGCTGGCGGAATGGCAGGACCGCGACTTGAGTGAAATACTGCACATTGACCCGGAAACCATCGCCAAGGAGGCTGACAATGAACCGCGATGAGTATGAGGCCATCCTGAAACGTGGCATCCGTCTAGGGCTGGAGGCTGCGGGGACGCACCTAACCGAAGGCGGGTGGATTCCCGAGATAAGGGAACTAGACCCCGACACCATAGCCCGCGAGGCCCAGGATATGGGAAGCGACACAAGCGCCGACACAACCGCTTGACAAATCACCGGGCGCGAATCAGGATCAAACACTAGAGGCGCGAATTGCGCCGACAGATCACCCGCAGGCTTCGGCCTTCGGGCGCAGGGCCGGGGGAAACCTCGGCCCTTGCCATTTCTGGATCACCTTCCCCCGCGCGGGAAGCCGGTCGGCGACTGGTGCAACGGCCGGAGAGGGTCGGGTGCGCGAAAGGCCCGGCCCTCACACCTTCGGCCCCGACAGCGCATCACACGCAGCAATCCTGACCCGTAGGCGAACCGTCGCGGGCCGATCCCATCCGCATCGACGCCAGGAGGCCGCAAGGTCTGGCGAAGGAGCTGACCATGCCCGGCGGGCAATCACTGGCAATCACCTATCGCCAGGTCACCGACCTGATCCCCTACGCGCGGAACTCGCGCACACACACCGACGAACAGGTCGCGCAGATAGCGGGATCCATTCGGGAGTTTGGGTGGACCAACCCGGTCCTGATCGACGGCGAGGCGGGCATCATCGCGGGCCACGGTCGCGTTCTGGCGGCCCAGCGTTTGGGGCTGAAGGAAGTTCCGACCATCCAGCTTGACCACATGACCGAAGCCCAGCGCCGGGCCTACGTCATCGCCGACAACAAGCTGGCCCTGAACGCCGGGTGGGATAACGACCTTCTGAAGGTCGAGCTTGGCGAATTGCAGGCCCTGGACTTCGACCTTGCCCTGATAGGCTTCAATCCGTCCGAGCTTGAAATCCTGCTGGCGCCGGCAGCAACCGAGGGCTTAACCGACCCCGACGACACGCCTGAGCCGCCAGCCCAGCCGGTCAGCGTATTGGGCGACGTGTGGTTGCTCGGAGCCCATCGGATCGTGTGCGGAGACAGCACCACGGTTGAGGCGGTTGATAAGGCCCTGAACGGCGTCAAGCCGCACCTGATGGTCACCGATCCGCCCTATGGGGTGGAATACGATGCGGACTGGCGAAACAAGGCCAAACGGCCAGACGGCAGCGCTATCGGAGCCAGCGCCGTTGGTGTGGTGATCAACGACGACAAAGCCGACTGGTCCGAGGCCTGGGCGCTATTTCCCGGCGACGTGGCCTATGTCTGGCACGCGGGCAATTTGGCGCACACGGTGGCCCAAAGCCTGATTAGCAACGGCCTGCATATTCGGGCACAGATTATCTGGAACAAGTCCAGTCTCGTCATCGGGCGGGGCGATTACCATCCGAAGCACGAGCCGTGTTGGTATGCCGTCCGCAAGGGCAAGCCTGGCCACTACGACGGCGGGCGCAAGCAAACGACCGTTTGGGATATCAACAAACCTCAAAAGTCCGAGACAGGCCACAGCACCCAGAAGCCCGTCGAGTGCATGAAGCGCCCGATAGAGAACAACTCCTCGCCCGGCCAGGCGGTTTACGAGCCGTTCTCAGGCTCGGGCACCACGATCATTGCCGGCGAAATGACCGGACGCTCCGTCCACGCAATCGAGCTGAACCCGGCTTATGTCGATGTGGCCGTCATTCGCTGGCAGGAGTTCACTGGTAAGGCTGCGACCTTGGAAGGCGATGGTCGGACCTTTGCCGAACTGAAGGCCGAGCGTCATGGCTGACGCAACTCACAGGAACCCAACCCCAGAAGACTTCCCGGTCATTCTGGACGCCATCGCCAGCGGCAAGAGCCTGCGGGCAATCTGCAAGGAAATCGGCGTTCACCATAGCGCGGCCTCAAGCGCCATGCGGACAGACGATGACCTCGCCTCCCAATACGCGCGCGCACGCGAGGAGCGGGCGGACTATTACGCCGAAAGCATCCTGACCACGGCGCAGGCCACGCTGGCCGGCCGCATCAAGCCCGACGCGGCTCGGGTGGCGATTGATGCGTTCAAGTGGACGGCGTCGAAGATGTCGCCGAAGAAGTATGGAGAGCGCGTCCAGACGGAGCATTCCGGCGTTCTGGGCATCACCCGCATCGAACACGTCATCGTGGACCCCGCGCCTCGTGACGACGCTTAGGATACCGACCGGGCGGGTCTTCCTGCCCCTGCTCAAGCCCGCTCGCTACAAGGGCGCCTGGGGCGGTCGGGGATCGGGAAAGTCGCACTTCTTCGCCGCCTTGGCCGTTCGCCGATGCGTCGAAGTTCCGGGGTTCCGCATCCTCTGCGTCCGTGAGGTCCAGAAGTCGCTGCGGGACAGCGCCAAGCGGCTGATCGAGGACAAGATCGCTGAGTTCGGCGTTCCGGGCTTCGAGGTTCTGGACAAGTTCATTCGCACACCCGGCGGCGGCCAGATCGACTTCGTCGGGATGCAGGACCACACGGCGGAAAGCATCAAGTCGCTGGAAGGCTACGATGTGGCGTGGGTTGAAGAAGCCCGCAGCCTGTCGCCGACCTCGCTGCGGCTGCTTCGCCCGACGATCCGCAAGCCGGGTTCGGAGTTGTGGTTCAGCTGGAACCCGAAGCTGAAGACCGACCCGGTGGATCAGCTCCTTCGCGGGCCGGACCTTCCGCCGGACGCTGTGGTGGTCAACGCCAACTGGAGCGAGAACCCCTGGTTCCCGGCTGAGCTGGAGGCCGAGCGGCAGTTCGACCTGGTGAACGCGCCGGACCAATACAACCACGTCTGGCAGGGCGATTACGCCGCCGTGACGGACGGGGCCTATTTCGCCAGCGCGCTGACGCAGGCCAAGGCCGAGGGCCGGATCGGGCATGTGGCTGCAGATCCGCTGATGTCGTTCCGGGCCTTCTGGGACATTGGCGGGACCGGAGCCAAGGCCGACGCCTGCAGCATCTGGATTGCGCAGTTCATCGGGCGCGAAGTCCGGGTTCTGGACTACTACGAGGCGCAGGGCCAACCGCTGGCGGCGCATGTGAACTGGCTGAGGGCCAACGGATATGGCCAGGCGGTGTGCATCCTTCCCCATGACGGGGCGCAGGCGGACAAGGTGTTCAGCGTTTCTTACGAGAGCGCCCTGCGGGATGCGGGGTTCTCGGTTGAGGTTGTGCCCAATCAGGGTCGGGGAGCCGCGGCGGAACGGATTGAGGCGGTCCGGCGGCTGATGCCCTCGGTCTGGTTCCACGCCGACAAGACGCAGGCCGGGCGCGATGCGCTGGGCCACTACCACGAGAAGCGCGACGAGAAGCGCGGCATCGGGCTGGGGCCGGAACATGACTGGTCCAGCCATGGCGCGGACGCCTTCGGGCTGATGGCGATCTCTTACGAAGCGCCCGTTGTGGCGAAGCGGCGGCAGCCGGTGAACTATCAGGGGAGTTGGCTGGCATGAGCGACTACGACGCCGACGCCGCCAAGCCTGACATGCTGAAGGAGGCCCTGGAGGCTTTCGACAAGGCCGCCGAGCATGACGATCATAACCGCAAGGCCTTCGAGGACGACATCGACTTCGCCCTGCTGGAAAACCAGTGGCCCGAGCGGGTGCGCCGGGATCGGGAGATCGAGGGCCGACCCTGCCTGACGGTCAACAAGCTGGCCGCCATGGGCCGGCAGATCGTGAACGACGCCCGCCGCAACAAGCCGGGGATCACGGTTCACCCGGTGGACAGCGACGGCGACCCGGAGACGGCCGAGATCATCAACGGCCTGATCCGGAACATCGAGCAGTCCAGCAATGCCGAAGTGGCCTACGACACGGCGCTGGAGCATGCGGTTTTCGGCGGGTTCGGCTACTTCCGCATCAACACGAAATACGCGACCGACGACACCTTCGACCAGGACATCGTGATTGAGCGGATCAGCAACCCGCTCTCGGTCTATCCCGACTGCTACGCCACGGGCGCGGACTCGGCGGACTGGAACTGGTGCTTCGTCACCGACCAGATAACCAAGGCGCAGTTCAAGCGCCAGTATCCCGACGCGGAACAGGTGGACTGGCAGGGCGAGGCCTGGCGGGACCTGTCGTCTCCGTGGATGGACGGCGACTTCGTCCAGGTGGCGGAATACTGGGTCCGGGACCGGATCAAGCGGACCATCCTCCTCCTGTCCGACCAGACGGTGATTGAGGCCGACGACTACGAGCGGAACAAGCCCGCCTTTGACGCCATTGGGGTGTCCGTGGTGGGTCAGCGCGATGTGGACAGCCATCGCGTCCGCCAGCATATCATGAGCGGCGCGGAGGTGCTGGAGACGGTGGATTGGGCGGGGAAGTATATCCCCATCGTCCCGGTCTATGGCTCCGAGGTGGTGCTCAAGGGCAAGCGGCACTTCCGCAGCCTGATCCGTGGGGCGAAGGACGCCCAGCGGATGTTCAACTACTGGCGGACCACGACCACGGAACTGGTCGCCATGGCGCCCAAGACGCCCTTCATCGGGCGCAAGGGGGCTTTCGAGACCGACGCGCAGAAGTGGGCGACGGCCAACACGCAGAGCCATGCGTTCATCGAGTATGACGGGCCGGAAGCCCCGATGCGCCAGCCGTTTGCCGGGGTTCCCGCTGGAGCCCTGCAAGAGGCCCTGAACGCCTCCGACGACATCAAGACCGTGCTGGGCATGTATGACGCCAGCCTCGGCGCGCGGTCGAACGAGACGAGCGGCAAGGCCATCATCGCGAGGCAGATGGAGGCGGACAACGCGACGTTCCACTTCATCGACAACCTGTCGCGGGCCATTCGCCACGCGGGCCGCATCCTGATTGACCTGATCCCGGAGGTCTATTCGGTCCCCCGGACGGTGCGGGTGCTGGGCATGGACGAGAAGCCCGAGGTCAAGGCGATCAACCAGCCGGTGCAGGAGCGCGAGGAAAACCCGCTGACCGGCGAGATCGAGGAAGTCACCAAGATCTACGACCTGACGGCGGGCCGCTACGACCTGACCGTCGCCGCTGGGCCTTCCTTCGCCTCGCTGCGTCAGGAAGCGGCTTCGCAGATGATCGAGCTGATCCAGGCTTACCCGGATGCGGCCCCGGTGATTGGCGACCTGCTGGTGAAGAACCTGGACTGGCCGGGAGCGGACGAGATCGCCGAGCGGCTGGCCAAGGCCATGGGACAGGCCACGGAAGGCGAGGAAGGACCGCAAGGCCCCGATCCGCAGGCCCTGCAGGCGGTGCAGCAATACGC